GAACCACCGGGCTATTTCGACCACGTTAAATTCCCGGGTCTGCAGGAATTGGGCATCCTCTGGGGGTACGGAGATCGGCTTCATCACCATCCCTTCCTCAAGGATCAGCAACCGGTGTGATTTGCCCAGCCCACTGTAGGCATTTGCCAGACTGTCCTTTAGCCTGTCATGGGTTTCCTGGCCCAGTGCCTGGGGATGCTCCACCACCGCTGACGGATGGGTGCCTTCTCCAAAGAACCGTGCCCCAAACTGCTCGGTCGCTAGACCCATCGCTATGGATTCCCTGGCCATCTTCAATACGGAATACCCCATCAAACCGTCAAACCCCAGGCCCGGGATGTGTAGCACCTGGTCCCTGGTCAGCCTGATTTCCTGGTTATTGATGGTGATCACATAGACTGGCTGGCCCGCCTGGACCTCGACCTTGACCCTGTTAGGTGTCATAGGCCACAGCTCTCTGATCCTGCCAGCACCATCCCTGACCTTCTCCTGATAGCTGTTGCCCCAGGACACCATGTGATTCCCGGCCGTTTCCCTGGCAGCCATTGCTGACATAAAGGGATTGGCCTGGCTGTGCAGCACATCATACAGCGGGTGATCGGTGGCCAGGGTGCCTTTGTTTTCACCGTTGCGCCTGAACAGATGCAAGGGCAGGCTGCCTATGGTCTGCGCGATGATCACTATAGCATTGAACACCGCACTATTGCCCAGGCTGTTATATTCATTCACGTCTACCCCGGCTTGCGTAGGCTGCGCCGGCGTTCTATACCAGAAATCATCAGATGGGGGTGGGCTGGTTCTGGCCCTGGTTGCAAGGTGTTTCCCGAATAGCACGGGGTGCAGTATGGCCAGACCAAGATCAGTTAGGTTCACAATGCAATAACCCCTCTGGTTTCATATACACTCTTGCGGTCCTGGTTGAGTACAGCCCTGCCCAGCGCCATGATAAGTGCCACCACACCGTCTATGCGTTCCCTGGCCTTGTCTTTCTCAGGCTTCACATTCTCGGCTGGATCGATCTTGACCACCAGGTTGTCAGCACACCACCGCAGGACCGGGTTGTCAGCGTGGGCTATCTCATGGCCCAGGATCATGGCCAGGAGCTGTTTCATAGGTGGGCTCATAGATTTCCACCCCTGCCGGTGCTCGATCATGGCTATTCCGTCTTCCTGGTCCAGCTCATTGGCCAGCTTCACCGCTCCCCACGGATCATAGGCCACTTCCCTCAGGTCATAAATGCTGGCCGCATTGACCACATCTCGACGGATGAAAGCATGATCTATCCGGTTGCCAGGGGTGGCTGTTATCAGTCCAGACCGGCGCCACAGATCATAGGGCACACGGTCTTTCCTGGCCCTCTCCATGATGTTTTCCTCGGGCACATAGAACCGGCAGACCACTTTCCAGCGTTCACCCTTGTCCTTGGGTGGGAACACCAGCAGGAATGCCGTGAGGTCCGTGGTGCTCGACAGGTCCAGGCCCCCATAGCATGGGCGCTTGATTAACTCATCCTGGTCAAACGTCATGCCGCAGGCATCCCAGTGGTCCATCGGCATCCACCGGGTGATCTGATTGACCCATCTATTGAGCCTGAACCGCAAGAAATTGTTGATCATGGCCGGATTCTGCTTGGCTGCCCTATACGTTTTCCGGATGTAATCCAGATCGAAGATCACATCCAGACTGGGGTTCATGTCTTTCCATAGCTGCTCGGATTCCCAATCATCCTCAGGGCTGGCTGCATAGATCACCGGCAGATATTCCGGATCCTCGATGGTGCCTTCTTTCACCTGCCTGGCGTGTTCCCGGACTTCCCAGCAGATCTTGAGTAGATCATACACCCCTGCTGTAGTAGTCACAAACACCAGCTGCTGGCCCCTGGCTGCATCGGTGTCAGCCGTCATCACATCCCACAATTCCCTGGTGGGTTGTGCATGTAGCTCATCAAACAACACACAAGATGGACTGGTACCGTGCTTCGTAAATGCTTCGCTTGATATGGCCGCATAGAACGAATTGCGCTTGTGGTAGACGATCCTTTTCCTGCTGTCAATTACCTTCAGGCGGCTGGATAGCGTCTTATCCTGCTCAACCATGGTCTTGGCACAGTTGAACACAATGGATGCCTGCTCCCGGTCACCAGCACAACTATAAACCTCGGCACTGTTTTCATCATCCCCACACAGCATGTAGAGCCCCACAGCCGCGGATAGCTCTGTCTTGCCGTTCTTCTTGGGTATCTCCAGATATGCAAACCGGTATTGACGCAATCCATTGGGCTTGACTCGGCCAAACAACTCCCGGATTAGCTCCCGCTGCCAATCGATCAGCTGAAACCGCACACCTGCCCATCGACCCTTGGTGTGGGTGCAGTGGGTTTCAATGAATTTGATCACCCGATCTGCTTTGGCTTCGTCAAACGGCATTATCGCAGATAGTCCTCTCCATCCTCGGTGTCCGCGTTCACCGTCAGGCCCACCCGGCCCACCGGCGTCAGCCCAAACTGCTTGGCGTAGGTCAGGAACAGAGAATAATACGCCTTCTCCATGCTAACCAGCGTCCGGACCTCTCCATCCCCCACATAGGACTTCTTTTTCTTCATCTGCTCATGGACCTTAGCTATCCTGGACCGTACCTGTGCCAGCACCGCCAGGGCATCACCGTCACCAGCAGTGCCCAGGCCGGCCTTCTCCATCAGCTTGGCCAGGCGTTTGTAGACCTTCTTCGCCTGGGTGTCCAGGTCAACAGGCGGGGGTGGAAACTTGGGTGGATACTTGGGCTCTTTGGCAAGCAATATCTCGGGCTTGGGCAGGCTGTTGGACCGGCCGCCCTCGATGGCCCGGAGCTTGGTGCTTTTAGCTGCTGTCATGCAATCAATACCTCCGGCACTTTCCACAAAACATAGGCCAATGGCTGCTTCACCTCTATCACTTTACTCAATAGATCCTTCATCCGGTATGGCAACCTAGCCCCGTGTTCTTCAACATGGTCCAGCCATCGCTGTTCCATTGAATCCAGCACAGCTAGGGGCCATCCGTCCTGATCCGTGTCAGAATACTCTTGAAGCAAGCCATTCAGAACGTCCAGGTCCTCATCTGTCAATGGGGCCATGTAAGGTCCTTTCTTGGGGAAACTAATGTCTCACTGCCCGCCTGGTTGTTCAGCTATAAGCCGTAGAGATTGACCCGCCCCCCTCCCGGTGGCCCCTTCCCCCATCTCGATCCGTCCTTGGCATGGAGCCGGCTGTGACATTCCAGACACATCGATGCCAGGTTATTTTCATGGGGGTTTCGTGGATTTCCATCGATATGATGCACCAATGTTGCTGGTCTGGTGCAGTCGGGGTCCTGGCAGATGGGGTTGTGGTTCAGGTGGATACCCCTGGCTTTTCGCCATTGGGCATCGTAGCCGCGTTTGATTGCGGATTCTCTGCGTTGGTCCACCTGGTTCTGGAGTAATTTGGAATGCTTCGGACAATAGGGACCCCGTTGGACTTGGGGACATCCGGGGTAGCTGCAGGGCTTTAGGGGTGAAACAGCCATAAGCCTATAGACTTGGCTTGATGGTGGTGGACGGTAGCCAAGAGTATCTATAGACCGGGCAGGTAGGGGGTGTCAATAGAAAAGTTAAAGGATAGCTTTAAGGCACGCTATGGGCAGACGCAGCTGTACCCCTTTTTCCTTATGATAGACCCAGCACAAGGATACTCAGGTCCCCTGTCATGCAAGCATGACCCGCTTTACCCAGAGGGTGACGGCACTACATTATCGAGCCGACACGGTTTCACTTGGACCAGGTTGACAGTTGGCACGGTCAGCGCCTGGATTTGGTGGCAATAAAAAACCCCGAAGGACCGGAGCCCTGACGGGGTTTTTGCATATGCACTGGGATGCACATATGTCTGTCTGAATATAGCTATGGTACATTCCCAGTGCATGCCCATAGGGTAATAGGCAGACTGGGGTTTGTCAAGATATTTCTACCAGTACCTTGATATGAAGTGCCAGCCTACATAGATCACACCTCCCCAGAACGAGCATACCAGAACCACAATCACGATCGTCATTGCCATGTGCCATCGTTCCATTGTGCTTGCTTCCATAATCAACCCTCCCGGTTAGTCCTCCAGTTCCTTTTCCTCTACCTCTACAGACCATGGCCCATCGGGTGGTGCATGGATTTTGGTGGCGGTGGGTATCTCGCAATGTATAATCTTCCACATCACCACTTCCCGGTGCCCGACCTCTTCCATTGCCTGCGTGAATGCACGCCTTGCATAATCCCATCTCTTGTATTCAGGCTCTATCTTTGCCTTCTGTTCTTCTGTCAATTCAACTGTCTTCTTGCACACCATGATTGCCCCCTTTCATTTAGTTGTCCTCCAGAATTTCTCATATTCCAGCAGCCTGTCTTCGACATCCTGCACCGATCTGGCCACGAATGCTATACCACCTTCCTGCTGAACGGTGTGCTGGAAAGTCACTTGGGCCACCGTCAGCTTCCCCTTAGCGGTTTTCACCTCGATAGCCAGGAACCGGCCCTTGTATATGCCGATGATGTCAGACACGCCTGCCAGTCCTGACATTGGCCCTTGCCATTGTTTCCAGTGGAATATACGGCGCAGGAGCAGGTATTTCCGTATAGCCGCTGTGATCTGCTTTTCTGTCTGTGGTGGTATCATTTCAGCCCCATAGCTTCAGCTGTCTGGTTTCCTGGTCTATGCGGTTTACTGCCATCTCGCAATACTCGGCTGACAGTTCAATCCCTATGAATTGCCGATCATGCCTATATGCCACTATGCCGGTGGTGCCGGACCCGAAGAAGGGGTCTAGGACCGTGCCGCCCTTGGGTGATCCTGCCAGGACGCATGGCTCTATGAGCTTGGGTGGGAATGTGGCGAAGTGGGCCTCTGGAAACGGGTGTGTAGCGACGGTCCAGACTGTGCGCTTGTTGCGGGTCCCGTCAACAGCCAATTCGTGCCGCTTTTGCAGATTCTTGACACTGCCGCCCTCGGATTGCGGTGCTTGCCCGGTTTTGCCCTCACTTGCGACCGTGTAGCGTGTATTTAATCCCGCCGCCATCTCGCGCAATCGCCTATCGCGTTCATAGGCTTCCTGTGGCTCTGTGATCGCATCCCCATCATACCAATACCTCTGGCCCTTGCTCATCAGAAAGATATACTCATGCGCCTTTGTGGGTCTGTCTGTGACGCTCTCGGGCATCGGGTTTGGCTTCGACCAAATAATGTCCGATCGCAGATACCAGCCATCGGCTTGCAGGGCGAACCCAACACGCCATGGAATGCCGATTAGGTCTTTAGGTTTGAGGCCACTCTTCTTAAGATCGGACTTGTTCCCCCGATGCAGCTTATACGCCCCGGCCTCCTTCAATGTGGCATGGCCCTCGAGGGAATTGTCTCCACCGCCAGGGTTAAAGCATGACCCTTTGCCAGATGCATACGAATCCCCCAGATTCAGCCACAGCGTTCCATCATCCCGCAGCACACGCCTGACCTCTCGGAATATCTCGACCATGTGCTTGACGTATAGCTCGGGGGTGGGTTCCAGGCCTAGCTGCCCCTCGACATTGTAATCCCGCAACCCCCAATACGGTGGGCTGGTGATACAGGTCTGCACCGATGCGTCCGGCAGCTCTCGGAGCACCGATAATGCGTTGCCCTGATACAGACATCCGTGCCTGGTTTTATAATACGGCTTCATAACGGCCAATCCCTATTATCATCCCATTCAACATCGATTTGCCGGCCTGAGTACGAGCCGACCGCGTGTTGGCAGAGGACACAGTATTTCCGTGGCATCCCTCTGCCGGTCCAGTACAGCCGCAAGGCATGGATCTTACCACAGCGTGGGCACAGGCACCTGGTAGGCTTATCCAGGGACTTGACGGCTTCCTGCTGGATTGTTGGCATCGGCTTTCCCCTTGCTTTCCTCGTTCCGTATGACGGCATACTGGAACGTATAGAAGGCCCTGCGGATTTCGGCCTCGGATTTGCCCTCTTGCCTGAGAATCTGTGCCATGGTGTGAAAATTTTGGATGTCCTCGCCTATGGATATGGGGTATTTCTTCATTGGTCACCTCAGAACATCCTCACCTGTTTATGAAACTCGGCCGATGCGTCATAGCGTTTGGTTTCGCCCTTGGGGTATGGCAACACCGGATATCTCAGAGCCTGGCGCATATCCTTCTTTTCTGATTTGGTGCCCAGGAAATAGTGATACCTGTGCTTTGGTTTAGCTTGGTAGCATTTACCACCCCGAGCCAAAACATAAGCTTGTTTGTCTTCTTTACTGTGGATGCCCTTATGGTCTAAGGTTCTCTCGTTCAATCGATCGCCATTCAAATATAGTTCAACCGATCCACCCCCCAGACCCGTATAAAGCCAGTTTGTGGCTTGGTAGATATATCCTATGTGACCCTGGTTCGGATCCGCATAGCTAACCAAAATTGAGGGTCTAGGGAGCAATTTGAACGATCCCGCAATCAGAAACGATGCCGCGTTTCTGGTATCCGATTCAACTATCAAACGATTCAGTTCCAATACACATCCGATATACTGTTGGCCGCAACATTTACAGGGTTGCGGTGTTGACGGCCTACCATAGCTAACCACGCCGACCACCACACCAGCCTCAACTAAAGCCACCGCATACATCACCTGAGGCAGTTTGTGAGCATAATGCTTCTGCAGGATCCACGGTTTAGCTTCCTGGTAGGATATGCGCTCGACCGTGTAGCCGTCCATCTTGACCCCCTCAGAATGGTATATCATCCATGCTCATGGTGCTGGCCACCGACTTGATCATGTCACCCACAGAATGGCTGAAATGGACCTGTTCCCCGGGCTCAAGGGTGCCTGTCTCGAGAGTGTAGCCATCCTCCAGCAGCTGATCCTTGGTAACGTACTTACCCCTGTGGTGGGTGCTGAGGTGCTGTTTCCAGTTCTCGCACTTGGCACAGCGGCCGCAATACTGGAACGTGCAACCGGCTTCCTCATTGTGCTTGCTGAACCAGATAAGCCCCTTGCCGTGGCATTCATCACAGGGAACCGGCTTGAACACCTCTCTTGCCTCTGGGTGCCGTTCCTGCCACTTGATCCACCAGTAATGGAAGGCTTTGCCCAGGTTCCGGGGTATGGTGTCATAGTCGGATTCCATCTGCTCCTGGATCCACGGTATTGCCTTGTCAGGGATATGCTTGACCCGGTTGAATACCAGGGTCAGCGATCGGGGTGACGGTTTGCGGTTGTAATTGAAAAACTCGTACAGGTCAGCCACGGTGGATTGGAACAGTTCATTTCTCATTGGTATATCCTCTTGGTGTAAGGTACGTTGTTCTTTTCACAGTAGGCCGCATACGGTTCATAGCCGTCATTGTCCAGGATCTGCTTTGCGATCTCTTTCAGGCGTTTCTGGTCGCCATTGTTTCCCCGGGGTGGCCAGAAGGTTTTCCACCCGTTCATGATGGCAGCCTCGATCACTTCCTGTTGTGAGCAGTCCTCATCGGCCATCACCTTTTCCAGTTTGCCTATGGCCAGCTTTTCTGCAAAGGGTGTCATGGGTGACTTGATTCTCTGACGCATGGTTTTGTATTGTTTCCACAGATTGGCATCAAGCCAATCCGGATATGTATATGTTTCTTTCTTCTTATCATTCTTAACATTCTTATCATTCTTGTTTATAGTGTCGACACTCTGTATGTTCCTTGTATGTTCCTTGTATGTTTCCTTGGATGTTACGTAGTTCGATGGGTCTTGGTATTGATCGTAATTACATATGGTTATTAGCATACCCCGTGTCAGCTTCTCTGTATGCACCATCGTCCGTTTCTTTAGCCATCTCATGGCGGTTTCGCAGTCATTCTTGGAATAGGTCTGTTTTCGCCACCCAACCATCCAATGCAGACCCTCTTGAATGTCTCTATAGGATCGGATGCATTGACCTCGGGCAATGTCTCGGCCTGAATATCGTGCGGGCTCATGATTGGCTTCCATGATTAACCAGTCCCAGATTTCTCTGACGTGCGGTGGTGCATGTGCGATCTCAGATGATTGAATCTTGCGGGCCTTCAGATAATAGCCCCCAGGTATGTCGGCCGGCATGGTCTACCCCTCAAAAGCAAAATAGGACTGTCTTGACGGCTCTCGGGTTAGCGTAGCACCAAGGGTGCAGAGCCGCCAAACAATCCTATTTCAATCTTGAACAGTATCATATGCTAACCCTACCCCACCAATACCCCATCAGGATGGGGGTGTCAAGAGCTTGTGGACCTCAATCACCGGTAGTTCCTCTAATCCACAGAACGTCCAAAGGGCCGTGTCACCGTTCCGTGCAACAACACGGCCGGTATCACCCACTGTCAAATATTGAACCGGTATTGTGCGCAGTATGTCCAGCCCCTTCCTGGTTGTCTCACACTCGATTGTGATCTTCATCGTTTTTGCCTGTTATCCGCACGTTTTCAGTCCATTTCCCGCAGAATATCCAGCAATTCCCGCAAATCGCACTTACCCTGCAGATAGATAGCCACATGACAGCACACTGTAGCTATCTCCATTGATTCCCGGTGCATACGTGCAGGGTCTTCAAGTATAGCTTTAATGGCATCCGCTGCTCTCTTGGCCTGGCTCGGTGGCCGGCCTGGTCTAGTCTTCTCTGTTTCCATAGCTATCAAACCTCTCTTTCAGGTATTGCACTGTCTCTCGGTCCTGGTCATCCGATCGCCTGGCTGCTACCAGCAGGGCCATGAGCATGATCCCCAGGAAGCCACCTACCATCATCCCAATGCCAAACACTATCCATGCGTTCACTTGGTCGCCTCCTCGTATGCCTCCATAGCATGAGTTGGGCACAGCGTTTCATATGCTTCATGGCTGTAGTCAGAATCAGGGGTGACTATTCTCCTAGTTGCTTTCTTGTCTGCGATGTCCTGTATAGCGACAAATCTACCGCAGACATCACACTTTAGCGGCTTCAGCATCATATTTCTCCATAGCCTCGTGCTCCAAGGCTTCCAGCGTTGCCATTAGCTCGGGGTCGTCACACGTGAGCATCATTGCCTGTATCACAGCGATGCGTTCTAGGGGTGTCATCATACGTCTGCTCCGCACCGTGGACACTTACAGTCAATAGCTACTTCTGGATGAGGTCGGGTGCTGCACACAGGGCACTCATCCCCGCTGCTTGGCTCTGCCCCTGGGCACACTCTGTCTCCGTTACATGTCCTGCCTACTTTCAGGTACGGGCAGTCCTCCGTCGGGTACTCACAGCCACCAGCCTTGCTGTCCAGGGCTGCTTGGTATGCCTTGCGAGTCCATGCCCTGACGGTAGCACGCATATAAGGATCTTCGCTCTCTCGCCAAGCAATGTACTGGTCTTCCTGTTCCGGTGTCATATCAGCCCTCCGCGTCATCGGTAGAACCACCTGGCCCTTGCTTATTGATGGTGATGTTGCCCCCTGGAAACCGTATGGTGAAAGGCAGTTCAGATATATCGAAGCCAGCCTTGCTGTCCAGGGTGGCTTGCAGTTGCTCTGCACATACGGAATAGCACTCTGACCACGCTTGTTCTACCCTCTGCATGACCTCATCGTCGAAGATTTCCAGTTCTGTGGCCTTCTGTCTCCAGTGTGCAATCAGTTCTTCCGGTGTCATGTCAGTCCTCCTCCTCTCCAGCATACTTCTTGATTAGCTTGTCTACGTCTTTGGTTAAGGCGTCCAGGTTGATACCCCTCGCGGTCAATGTCTGGATACGTTCTTTTTGGTTCTCAGGCTCATTTCCCCAAACATAGACCGCTAACAGCTGAAGAGTCGATTGCTCAGCCATCGCTTTCCTCCGGTGCTACGAGAACAGTACACTCCCGATGCTCACCATCCAGCCCTGTCGTCCCACCGCACTCGCAGACGCTCGGCAGGGGGCACCAGCCTGGGATTTCTGGTCCTACACACAGAGATGCATTGCGTTCAGGGACTTGGCACAGAGGCTCCCGATTCACACGGCTTTCTCTGTGAATACAATCCCATGCGCTCTCAATCACCAGCAGCTTCTTTGGCATCGTTAGCCCCTCTCCACTATCTAAAGTATGCTGCTTGCTGATCTTCTGGAAGATAATCCACAAATAGCATTGGGCCGTCAGATACTTTCCTAAGCGAAACCCACCGATTGTCTGGATGCCAGTAGAACAGCCAATCCTTGCCGTGCCATTTGCCGACTAAGTAGGGTCGACTTGCACTATCCAGAAATACTTTGGGGTCTTCTATCCCGTACTTTGCAGCAAACTCTGTTTTTAACATGTCAGCCCTTCTCGGTTGTGCCAGTTATTCCACCGGCTCAAAGGTCACATCATTGAAGACGCCCTCGATGCCGACTAGCCGTATTTTTGTGTGCCAGGAGTGAACCTCTCGATTTGCCACCTTATAGATGGCACCCACGGTTAGGACATCATTGGGGTCGTCATTGCCGCCCCAACGTATCTGGACCTTGGTCTGCTTTTCTGCAAATCTGACCTTCATTATCGCTCCTGTTGCGCCAGCGGCCCAGGGCACTATACCGGCAAATCCTGATCAGCCTGGTACTGCTCCACAATCTGGCCTATGTTCTCGATAATGTCAGAGGCAGCTGCCCGGCTGATGCGTTCATCGTCAGCCAGCCCCAGCACCTCGGTCTGATACCACCGCATAACGGCCGACATCTCATCCCGGCTACACCCCAGCTTCTGCAGCTCCACAAATATCTTCTTCCTCTGGCTCTCTGTGATATAGAGGTTGCGTGGCTTGCTGTCACCGGTAGGCACCCCACGGGTGAATCCTGACTGCTTGGGGTCCACCATACTGGCATCCATTTCCTCGGCCGGTGTCGGGCTATACCCACCCAGGACGGCCACCCATGCAAACACTGACCGCAGTGCCTTGCCTGCCGCCCGGGTCTGTGCCATCGATCGGATGGCGTACTGGTCACGGTTCTTCCAGTTCTTCTCATCGGTGGCACACATGGACTCGGCGGCCCCTATGGTCATGCCCCTCTCATCTACCACCTGAACCCTGGACTCCCAGCCTACCACCGTGTCACCATCCTTGATAGGCTTGGTCCACTCGGTCACCGGGGTGCATTGAAAGAACCTGCCGATGGTCTGCCAGGCTTCAAACATCAGGTGTTCCTTCTTGCCAAACCTCTGGGATAGCTGGGCCTGGTCCACCACCTGCTTGAGCACCTTGGCCATCTCGGATCCCCGCTCTACCTGTTCCTGGGGTGACAGCTTCAGGGCCATTGGCGCCGGCTCTGATGCCACCAGGTCAAATGTCTCTGCCATGGGCTTATCCTCCGTTGTCTGGTATTGTCTAAGGTCAATCTCGTGGACGCTGTATTGTAGGCCGTCCTGCTTGTTCCGGATGCCAATGTACTGACCGTACCGGCCGGTGGTGCGCCAGTGGTCGTACAGGCCCGGGGGTATGAAGCCCACGCCCTGGACGCTGATGGCCTCGGGGGGTATTAGGTAGGTTGTCACTTGGCCTTTTCCTTGGCCTTGCGCATCTTTTCAAGGTGGTCTGGTGTGATGGGTCTTTTGGGTAGATAGGGATTCTTGCCCATCCTGAAATGGTAGAGAGGACAGCCCGGTGCCGTGCATCTCTTGATTTCACCTCGATTGCCGCCCATACACTCGATACAGAATGCCCTTATTGCCTTCAAGGAAGTACGCTTGTGTTCAGAATCCCTGATAAACATGATAGAAATCTAGTTCCAGGTGTACTCCAGCACACCCCCAGGATTGAAAACCGTCTGTGAGCGTATTGGAACGTACTCTAAGGGGTGTATAAGGGTGTTTCTAGGCACTGTGTGATCCCCCCTCTACCCCTTTTCGCTTATCCCACCATGCAGACTTGCACTTGGGGCATATCCTGACGTCGGCACCCCTGGGTGTCCACTGGTGACCGCACCGCTTGCACTTGAGTTTTGGTAGCTTGATTTTCATTTGGTGTCCTTGTTCCGGCGTTGTCAGTCCATACCACCACTCACGGCAGCAACGGGCACAGACCCATCCAGCGTTGTCAGTCCATACCACCACCTGTGACATGAAACCCCCCTCATTGATTGTTTACCTATATATATAACGCATAGGTTAACCTGTCAAGTGTTCATTGAGCCTCTTCAATCGCCTTTGCAGTTCCCTATAGACTTGTTCACCATAAAGCACCTTCACACAGGGCAGACATATCCCGTGGGTGGTATCTTCACCCCAGTCCTCACGGTGCAGGAACCGACCGGTACGGCTGCCGTCAGGCTTCAGTATCCGGTGGCAATTGGCACAGATGGTTGTCATTTCTCAGTCGCCTTTCCAAGCAAACGGGTCGTTGCCCTCAAGGTCCCACGCGTCCCCGGCCTCGACAATTGCCGACCCGTCGCCAAACACGTATCTCACCGGATAGCCCGCGAAATGACTTGACCTATCTGTGCGCTCGTAGGCTCGATTGCCATCGTCGTCAATATACTCCCTGGCATATTCGACCTCGGCACCCTCTACTAGGGATTCGAAACCATCCCAATCCTGGCCGTCATTGCCAAGTTTCGCCGCTACCTTCTCTGCCTCTGTTCTTGCTGTCATGTTGCCCCCTTATGCCGATTTTGTTGTGTTGTCATGCTCACTTATATAGCAATATCCGTGCCAAGCGTGCACCTAATAAAATCAGGCACTTACAAAACACCGCCAGAACGAGGTGCCGTAAATTGTCACAAATAGCGACGAACCACGGCAATCGCAACAATTTGCGCCCATAGAAAAACCCCGAATGCCCTATGCACCCGGGGTCTGGCTACCGCCCACAACCAAACTGTTGAAAACAGGTTGCCCTCGGTTATGCCCTACTTTGTCAGCTTGTCCAGCTTATGACCTAGCCCCGTAATCCCCAGGGCACCACCACACATCATAACCACCTCGGCTATGCCACCCAGCCCCAGGAAATTCAGCACAGCGCCGGCCGCTACGATCGCACAGCCCACATAGGTCTTCCATCCCTTCATGCCCTTCATGTCAATACCCCCTTTTCTGTAGTCTCTCAGTGATACAAACTCACGCTCAAGATCGTCCATTCAGGACACCCTCAAGCCGTGATAGGCCCTGGGCTGTATCGTCCAGTCTGTTGTGTGCCCGTTCCAGACCAGACTTGGTGGCGTACTTCTCGGGCAACTCGGCCCGGCACTGGTTGTGCATCTGCAATACCGTATCCAGCTTGCCATGAAGTTCCTTTATGCTGTCCTGCATCTGATTGAAATAGTACCGGCCGGCCCCGATCAGCACCGTTGTCAGTAAGAAATAGATTAGTTTGTCCATGTGTGTCATAAGGATCTGCATTGCAAACTCCATGCCAAGTGGTAACGTGTTGAATTGATTAGGTCTGTGGTTCTAGGGTGTAACGATATTACACAGTCTTGTCTTCAGGCTTCAGCTCGGTCACCTTGTCATGCTCTGCCAGCTGGTCCCGCAGCTGAGCAATAACCCCGTTGAGGTGAGAAATCATCACCTGTTGTCGGCCGATCATCTGGAACATATCAGCTTCAGTGATCGGTATCGGTTTCTCCGTCATTGGTATTCTCCCGGTTTAGTTGGTATGAATGGTCTGTCCTGCCACGTAGTAGGAACCCCTCGTAGTACTCCTTAGACGTTAGCCAGTACACGGTAGTCCTGCCGTCTATGGTTATCTCTACTCTATGCATTTACCTGATTATATAAATCCTGTATCAGCGTCTTGTGGGCGTCAATAAGCACTTCCTGGTCTACCACTCGGCGCTCTAGTTCCTGGATACCCTTGATTAGAATGGGCACCAACACAGAGTATTTCAGGGACTTCTGATCCTCATACCTGTGGCATTCCGGCCCCTCTATCACCTCCGGCTCTTTGGCCCTCTTGCCAGGTACCCTGATGTCTCCGATTTCCTTGCCTTCTGGTATCTCATCTTCTTCGGTGTACCTGATAGCAGCCACGGCCTTGGTAGGCTGTGACCACTTGCGCTTGTCTGATACTCTTATGAGGGCAGGAAACACGTCCTCGACCTCATCAGCAACCAGGCCGATTTGCTTCAGGTCCGACCCCTTCATGTTGAAGTTCCGCACCTTCAGGGCCAGTATGTCATCCAGCTTCGGGGTAGCATCAACTATGTTTTCCTTGCACCGGACATCTGAGATAGCGCCATAAGCGTTGTTGGTGTTCTCGCAGTCGCCGTCTGTCTTGACATAGAAAGACCCGCCAGACCCGATTGAGACTATCTGGTCGCCTGTGCCCTCATGGTCTATGCTGATGCTGATCTTGTTCTGGGTGCTGTCGTTCTGGTCGATGAACAGGGCATCCACACCAGCGTTGTCTGCAACTTGGATGGTTGCTGCTGCTGATGGAGTTACCCCCACGCCAAGCTTCTTACCAGCAGCCAGGAACAAGTCGCCGTCTGACTCTATGCGGAACGCTTCTGACTTGCTACCCCCTGTTCCTGTAGCAAACTCAAGCCTCACCTCACCCGCAGCCCCGTCTGCTTTTGCCCTAATATCTGCGCCTACTCCGGGCGAACCAGCATCTTTAGTCTCAAACTCTATGACACCTATGTCTTGCCCGGCAGTTAGCGTGGTGCGAGTATCCGTAAAACGCAACCGGACATTACGAGCCGCATTAGATGCTTCAATATGCAGCATTGCGTCTGGGTCGTTTGTTCCAAGACCGACATCCCCACTACTCCCCTCCACAAACAGGGCGTTAGCAGCGCCGGATGCCTCGATGCGGGTGTCGATGTCTTGGCCGTCTTCGTTGAAGATGATCTCGCCTTGACCAACAGACCCATTATACCCTTTGATGTCCACAAAGTTTCTAACTGTTCCGTCCATTCTTACTTCATGACGTATTCTACCAGACTCATCTCCGTCTGTTATGTCACCAGACATGACTGTGGTTAGTACATAGAAAAGGCTGTTGTCTCCGCTATCCAATCCATAATAGTAATACTCCGCCAACTTATCATTATCGGCGGCTGATCCTGTGCTTGTTTTCACAAACGTTAGAGATCCACCGGAGCTATCAGTATTTACATTTTCGATTCTTAAATCGGGGACGGATGATGAAGTGCTCGTAAGCGTATAAGTCCCACTCCCATCATAGCTAAACCCACTATCCGCAAACCCACTGGCGCTCATGTACGGGAATTGGGCGTCGGTGATGCCGGGAATGTCGACAACACCAGTAGAGCTAATAGAAAGTCTCGTTCCTTTTGCCGTTTCATTATCGTTCCACGCTTGCACTAAGAGGCTGTCGCCGACACTGCCCATGCTATATACTTTAGAGTTGGCGGTTGCGTCTTCGTCTGAAAGAACCAACAGCGCCTGAGTATCTCCGACGATGGCCAACGTGGAGCCCAAAACACTCTTCACCTGCAAGTCAACGTCGGTCCACGTATTGCTGGCAATTGTATCAGGCGTAGCGGTCCCAAGCCCCACATTCCCACTACTCCCCTCCACAAACAGGGCGTTAGCAGCGCCGGATGCCTCGATGCGGAAGTCTCTATCGTTCCCCGCTTCGTTTATCACTATGTTGGCAGCGTTGATGGTGACGGCATCCGTATAGGTAGCCGATGCCACCACACCACCATCAGCAATGACCACATCCTCCATACGATATTCCTGAAGGATCCACCGCTTATTCCCCGGGTTACTGTCAGGGCTGATGATGTCCGGGCTTGACTCGGCCGCACCACTGCTGGCATCCAGATGATAGCTATAGCTCACACCATCTGTAATGACCAGTGCACCATCACCATCGGCCAACAAATCGCCATCGATACTGTCAAGAGAGCCCGTACCCCCGCCTGTCAAACTGGTTGCCGGATAGAATTTACTCATATCGCCACCACCTCTATCGTTTCTAACTGTATCCCCGTATCAGGACGCCTGGCCATGTCCATCACACGGTACTTGGTTGACCCCAGCAGGCCCACCCACTGCACACTATCGTCTGGCTGGTCCTGCCACAGATACCCATCTCCATCCTCTCTATCCTCCCACACCACAGCCCCGCCAAAACCTGCCAGGGCGCTGTCCAGATACCCCCCAGAAGACACACGAAACTGCACCACATCACCACGCACCAGGGGTGTCAGGTAATCCCCCCCGGCAAACTCTACCACCACCCGGGGGTTGCTATTCTCATCCTTGAACCAGTCTATGATGTCCTGTGCCTGGGCTGATTCGTCCGTGCCGATATATACCAGCCCCAGCTGTGCCCCCTGTAACGTACCGTACTTGGTCACGCTAGCTGCATCGGTTGCGGTCACCACCGCCCTGTCAGCATCCCTGGTGTCCGATCGGCCTGACCAGTCCCGTGCATACCTGGCCGTCCAGGTGTTCTGCAGCTCCACCCTCGGTGTGTACCTGACCCACAGTTGGCCCTGGTCGATCCTGTTGCCCTCAAGGATCCTGTCAGGGGTATCGGTATCATCCAGGTATTTCAGATGATGAGTGCCGTATTCCCAAAACTCCATGGACCGTGCCTGCACTGCTATCCTGTTCAGCAGGGACCGAACATCCGGACGTGTCAATAACACCACCCCCATGGCATATGAATTGCTGTTGTAAGACGTGCCAGAGGCCGTGTAAGACGTGCTATCTATCTGTGCGGCCGCCAGCCCACACTTGGCTATGATGATGTGCTTACAGACGTGATCAGGCCGCTCTATAAGGGCATCCGGTGTGCCTGTGTATGTCCCTGCACCATCATCCTGGTATCCGTCACAGTCCACCCACACGTTGCCCACATCTTTGTATCCCCAGATAGATACGATACCCAGGCCGGTCAGTGTTGGGTGCTCATCACCTGACTGTCCAGTATATAACAGAGGGTATGCCAGGGAAAATAGGGAATCCTCATCCGTGGCCCCATAGCATTGCACAAACAAGGCGTCCAGGAACGTGGTAGGGCACATTGTGGCGCACTTGGTCACCGTGCTGTCTATGTAGCTGCTGAAGCCATCCTTAACCATCTCTGACCACGTATCCCCACTATCATCAGACCGGAACAGACCACTATCATCAGCCCCTGCTCGACCACTCCATGTCGCTGCATAGAGATAGGTGCTATCGCTTGCAAATCCGTGAGGTGGCATACCACCCAGGGGCCTCGTCCTACTGGTCCAGGTGGTGGCATCGGTGGTGCTTTCAATATCCCCGTTGCCACTGGTCAGACTGCCGGCATACTCGATGAACAGAGTTGATCCCATCAGGTGGGCATTTCTCATATACTGAGTAGCTGCCCCCAGGTCCAGGCTGTTGTTCCAGGTCACACCATCGGCAGACTTCTTAATGAATGAATTGCCCGGTGCCGTCACGTCACAGCTGATAAGTAGGCTATTGACCGTGGCCAGGCCCTGGTATTCATCGGCAGCAAAGTCTTTGGTCAGGGCCCAGGTGCTTCCGTCTGCCGTTTCCCATAGCTCATAATGCGTGTCAATTGTGATTGCCACTATGATGTATAGCTTGCCGCCCATCTCCGCAAAGGGAGAAAAATACCAATCGCCACCCCATGCAGCTCCGGTAAATGTCTTTACGTTGGTCCAGGTGCTGCCATCCGATGATTCATAGATCCAGCTATCATCGCTATCAAAATCACGGATAGCTGCATAGATATTGCTCCCAAACAGACCAAACTCCTCAATAGACGCCTGCTGGCCTACGTCCAATTCCTCAGTCCAATTGAAGCCATCTGTGCTGCTGTGGATATACCGGACACCCCCGATATATATCTTGCTATCGAACACAACCATGGCTTTATTACTATTCTCACCACCGCTGGCATACACCCGGGACACCGCATAACCTATCTCGCTGTCTACCACAATCTCTTTGCCAGCCACCTCGGTGCTGGTCCGATACCCATTGGTGATGGCCTTGACCCCATGCCCAGCAAAGCAGAAGTCACTGAATCCCCGCCACTCCATGACCGTGGCCCCTGGGGTATGATTGGCAGCCGTGCTGTTGGCAAACCCCCGGGTAACTGTCAGGATATTCCCGGACTTCGCTGTGACTTCGCAGATCTCACTGTCCCACGTCACCACACAGGTGGCAGGAAAGTCGCTGGCATCCGTTAGCGTAATGCTGGTGTCGTCATCGTCATACCATTCTTGCGTGCTCGATATAGCCCGGACATCCAGCTTGACTGCCGGCACACGTTTGACGGTGCCCCAGACCTCTGGCAACATCTTCCCCAGGGCGTCCGGATCCGCATTGGCATACGTGGTATCGTCCACTATGGTGTGGCTGAATTTGTTTGCCACGTCCAGCTCATAGCCACTGGCCCGGAGTGTCACCTGGTTATCCTGGACCCCAATGAAGTCCTCACACTGACCAATGAACAGGCCCACTGCATCCCCGGCAGCCGTGGCACCGTTGTATATCTCATAGATAGTGACCTTACTGTACTGAAACCCCAGGGCATCAAATAGCTCGGTCACATGATCATAGCCACCCACACCCAGATCATTGTTCAGGGTGATGGCCACCTGTGATACAGCTGTCTCGTATGTAACCGGGTTGACACGTCCATGCTGAATAGTGCCCCAGGACAGCACCAGGGGCTCATAGAGCTGTGAATCATACACACAGGTGTCAGCACCCGTGCCCCATACACGATCACTCAGATACAGCGTCAGCGTCCCTAGCTCTATCTCCACCAGCCTGATGGGGTCCGTGTTCGGGTTGTCTATGGCATTATCTGTGAAGGTCGTGGTCGTTTTCATAACATCTCGATCACTTTGAAACTCACATATGTATTGTTCTGGGTATGCTCTGTTTCCTCTGGCCTATCCAATAGCCGGCACATCCAGTAGACACCATCCAGATCCTTGATATAGAATGGCTTACTGTACTCATCCAGATTGTCCATGGCTGTGTGGAAATTGGTCAATGCCGTGGCATCCAGGCTGAAGGTATAGTGCCTGACCTTGCGCAGATCCCCACGCTTTGTGCCTCTCTCCACACCACCGATCGATGGATTCCACCTAACATTATCTTGCTCATACTCCAGAGGTGACTGATACAGCACGTCCAACTCCAGAGCATCACTCATATAGATTTCACTGCATTGGGGATTAGCCATGTTGGTAACCGTCACACGCCAATACCTCTTGGTCTGTGCTGCTGCGCCTATCTTGGCTATCTGCAGGTTATCTCCCTGGGTCCAGTCGGTCACCATATCCACTTCTTCACCACCCCAGACCCCCGTGGTGCTGTACTGCCACTGCATATCCTCTGTGTTGAAATTGTGCTTCTCAATGAACAGGGCCACTATTGCTTGGGTGCCCGATGCTCCCTGGTCACATACATATGTCTTGGCCTCGGTCACCGTGTCTTTCCAGTAAAAGGATATGGCCCGGTCCCATAGCCTGGATTCCGGATACCCGGTATCAGGGGTGCCCGTGATGGTGTTGGTGCCGTCTTCCATCAAAGATGCTGTATAGATTGTCACAGAGCTTGCCATGTTATGTGGTCCCCCATCTCATACCTAGCCCATCCATGCCGCCCTTAACGGCAGCAGCCTGGTCCAGTGCTGCTGGTGAATCTGCAACTACGTTGATCGTATAGTTTGATATGCTGCGCTCTGTCTCGCCAATACGCCGTTGTAGCTCTTGTACTTCGCTGCGCTTTGCTTCAGCCGCTAATCCAGGTGTTACTTCCCAGGCCCTGACTTCTGCCAAATGTGCGTTCAGGTTTATCAGGCGTTCTGTAGCCTGTGACACAAACCGCTCAACACCCTTCATGGCAGCATCGGCTCTGAAATCTACTGTAAGAGTAGGATGCAGCCTATTCACATCACTGGCAAATTTAGATAGCCTGTCTGCCATCTCGGTTGTTTTCTCTCCCAATGGCTTGGTAGGTGACCCTGTGCCAAGGAAGTCTACCAGCAGCTCTTTCCGCTTGCCTATGAAGTTAAAGAATTGCTCAATCTTGGCAGCTAACTCGGTTGTTTTCTCTCCCAGAGGCTTGGTTGTGGATCCTGTACCCAGGAAATCAACCAGCACCTCTTTGCGCTTGCCTATGAAGTTAAAGAATTGCTCAATCTTGGCAGCTAACTCGGTTGTCTTCTCTCCCAGAGGCTTGGTTGTGGATCCTGTACCCAGGAAATCAACCAGCACCTCTTTCCGCTTGCCTATGAAGTTAAAGAATTGCTCGATTTTAGCAGCCAGCCACCCTATCCGATCACCCATCCAGTTAAACATGGTGATCACTTCTTGGCCTGTGCTTCTCATGGTATGGAATGCCGGTACTATATTCTCAGATACTACCCTGGACAGTCGCTTCAATTCAGGCGCCAGCTGTTCCCCGATGATTATCAGTTGCTGCCCTATAGTGGCTTGAAATGTCTCCCAGATACTTTTAAGCGTGGTCCGGTACCTCTCCCATGCTTCGGTCTGTGCCCCGGTCTTACCGGTCATTGCCTCCAGCTTGGTATTGTACTCATCAAAGTCGCCCTTGCTCACTTGCAAGATACCCTGGACAGCCTCGGCCCTGCCAAACATCTTTAGCAATCCCTCAGCAGTGCCCCCGGCCTTCTCTGTGATCACCTCCAGGGTCTTCTGAAAGCCTATCTTTTGAATGGCTCCCTGTGCACCGCCATAGTCTGCCAGAGCCTTGGTCATATCGCTTGTAGGTTTCAGCATCCCACGCAAGAGTGATTCCAGCTGAGTAACGGCAATCGATGTGCCTGCACCTGATGCCGTAGCCTGTGCCAGTGCCGTGCCCATCTCATTGACATTGATACCCGTGGCCGCTGCCAGGTTCGCCAGGTTGCCAATGTGTGGTATCAGTTCCTGGATACTGGTGATACCGGTACGCTCAATCGTATAGAGCAAATCGGCCGCATCTGATGCCGTTTTCAGTTCATCCTTATAGGCTCCCATCGCTGCAGCCAGACCCTTGACCACCTCAGACTGCTCGATGTTCGCTTCCTTGGCCACCTGGGATGCCGTGGTCAATAGCTTCATGGCAGCTACAGGCTCTGTTACTCCTGCAGACACCACCTGATAATACCCCCGGGTCAATTCAGTCACGCTCCCCAGCGCAGGATCCAGGGCCATGATCTGGTCCTTAACCTGGGATATGTTCTTCACACCAACATTGCCCAGGCGTACCAGGGCTGTCTCAAACTCGGCAAACTTCTTGACAGCAGACACCGCACCGGCCCCGGCAACAGCCGCACCCATCGCCAGGAATTGCCCGGTCACCTTAGCTGCCGTGGCACCTACCCTGCCGATGCCCTTGTCAGTGGTGATCAGGGTCTTGTGAAATTTCCTGGTCTTCTTGTCAGCATCCCCGATCCCCTTTTCAAACTTCTTGATTTTCGGGGTGCCCTTGTCATCTACCTCGACAATTAGCTTCAGTGCTTTATCGGGCATGTTTGGCCTTCTCTCTCTCTAATATCTCTTGATACCCCTGCAGACACGCCAGACACTTATCATGCAGAATAGCCCTCTGTCCGTCCGGAACATCCCAATACTTGAACATCAAGTCCTCGGCCTGATAGTCCAGGCTTTCATCTGCCTTCAATAGCCCAGGGACTATCCTCAAAAACAAATGCCAAAACCGTTGGTTATTCCTGTCCAGCTTTGGCACCTTGTCTGCCGGCCGCAGACACTCGGTAACGGTTTCAATCCCGGCGCATACGATGTCTGTGAATCCATCCCGCTGTGAACGTTGGCACAAACTACATGTAACCTGGACCGGATCAAAGTACCATCTGGCCCAGTCTAGGAGTTTTTTTCCTGGTCCTCTTTCTCTGCTTCGTGCTCGATCGCTGTATTGATGACAAACAATGGGATGCCGGCCATGTTGAAATCAAAGACCATCTTTTTGGTATCGTCAGTGCATGGCAACGCCGCATCATTGGCATCCGTAACCGTGGCCCAGTCGGTCAGGCAATAGTTAAACATCTCCCACCGCTGTTCACCGTCCAGCACCAGGGCACCATCCTTGATGCTCCAGGTGGCCATGCTCGATGGAAACATCCTGATATACAGTGTGGCGCCTTCATACTCATACGGCTGTGGATCATAGGTCAGCGTCGTAAAATCTAGTTTCATTTGTCTTCTCCCGGTGCTCTTGCCTGTTAGCTGTTAGCTGTAAATGATGGCATCCCGTATGTCTGGAACGTCAAGGCGTCCCTGACCATATCGCCAACATTAGGATCATAGCCCAATCCGTTAAACGTGGCCCATACTATGAATCTATCGCCTGTCTGGTCCTGGTCAGGATCCCAGGAGAATAGCTCCAGAAGGCAATACTCGTTTGTTCCGTCTGCTGCATCGGTCAACATTTCCAAGAAGTTGTCCCCGCCGATGAAGAATGCATCACAGGTGCCCGTGCCCGATGCTTGCCCCGGTATGTATTCCATCCAGTGTTGCCCACACCGGTTAGCGTTGCCCATGTCCACCGTGAAGTCAGCAGACCATCCTATCAGATAGCCTACCTTCTCCAGTGATGCTGAAGGTATCCAGCCCAGGTTGCCGTCCACATCCACCTGCCCGGCAGCCGTATCGAATACAGCGGTGCCGTTGGTATAGTTGATAGTCAGCACATTGGCCCCGGATGCATCGGTAAACGTGGGTGGTGCATTAGGATTCAGATACCTTCTGGTAGCCGTGGTGATCTGGGCTGTGGCTGATGATTCGGTACAGGCTTCATCCTTGAAATTGCCTATGGTCCATTCATCACCCACGGTGTGTCCGGTAGTGGCCGCAAACGTGATCTGCTGGCTACTGTTCAGTGTCTGGGCAGCTCCAGTGATCGCCACCGATGCGGTATATGACCCGGCATCCTTGCGCCATTTAAACGTATCTGGCGTGCCCGTGGCGTCTATCTCAACCTCATAGAAAGCCGTGGCCGCTCCTGCGTAGGCTGTAGCCCACGTCAGGTCATTAAGGCCCGCGCCTATGAATCCACCACTGCGCCACCGGTAGACATTGGCCAGCTTCCCATGCGTTGGGGTACTCGATGATGCCATGATAGCCCCCTATGTATTATGCGGCGTCTGTCACGGACAAGGCACCATCACCCTGGAACGTGAACGTGCATCCGGCCTTGTCTGCCACGGTCGGATTCATGGAAAAGCCTGTGATGTAAACATTGCCCGTGAATGCGTTGGTAGCAGCATCCAGGAGAAACTTCACATCCGTCAACTTCGTTCCAGGTGTTGCCGTGATGATGTTATCCACAAAGGCCTTCTGCTCGGTGTTGCCCAGCACCAGGTCGGCCACAAACGTACCTGACCAACTGGCTTGACCCGCAATAGCCTCGGTCCAATCCTGACCCGACCGGCTGGTATCACCCATCTCCAGAACTACGTCTAGGGTCCACCCTGATCCATAGTCCATTACCACGTTGTTTTTCTCCACCCGGCACGCCTTGCCATGAAATGGAACAGTGTTATAAGCCACGTCTTACCTCCTCAGTTTATGTTCTACTCTCCAAATGCCATATATTATACTCAGCAGCTATATGGTGCCGTTTCTGATCGGACTCATACAGATGCGTATCCCCCTGGTATAGTACCCCGATCACCGTTGTGCTCCCCCAGGTGCCCCGGCCGTCCTGCAGCAGTGTCCTCAATGCATCCCCGATGTTCTGTGCCGCTGGATATGCAGCCGCCCAGATGTCAAACTGTATCACCGGTTCTGCCACCCCCGGGTCCGTACCCTGGCCATGCTCCCTGGCACCTGTAACCCGCCAATAGCTAATGGCGGGCATAGCTGCATCCTGTGGGAGAAAGCCGGGGTATATGCGATAGTCCACCAGGGCTGTAATGGTTGCCGCGTTGGTCAGCTTGCTGTATATGCCGTCCTCAAGTGCCAAGGCCCGGTCCTCCCAGATCACAGCGGTACCGTGGTCGGTCCATACCACCCGGTCCAGTGCTTGGTCTGTCCATTCTATCCGGATCATGCGTGTCTACCAGTGCTCGTCTATGCCTTCAGCCATCTTGTCCAGCATCATTGATATGGCCGGTATCTCACTAAACCCAGCACCGCGCCTAAAAAAAGGATTGGGCGTCTGGCCCCGGCTTGTGCCATACTCAACCATGTGGGCATGTGGTGCTATGCTGTATTCTACACCTACCTCTGCAAACTTTCCACCGTCCCTCATCCTGGCATATATAGACCGCCTTAGATTGCCAGTAGGCCCCAGGGGTGCTTCCCGTTTGATCCGATCCCGTATGATGTCTGCAGCATCACCCACAACAGTGGTCACCAGCTTACCCCCGGGCTTTATGTCAGCCTTTATACCGTCTAGCGCCTTCAATACCGTGTCAGGGTCTTTGCCCTTACGCCATGGATTAAAAGGATCGCTCATGTCACCCGCTCGATGCACATGCAATCAACCTGCCTGTTGCGTTCATCCTTGTTGATCACCGTTTCAATCTCAAACGTCCGGTTGCCCTTCACAAACCGCCTGGTGGGTTTCACGTCCGATCGGTATCTGATCCGGATCCGGTGGGTAACCTCTGATTGCCTCTGGTCAGCGTCAAAGTATTCTTTGGCAGAGATAGGCCAAATACCCGCCCAGATGGTCGCCAGGTCTGTCCAGGTAACCGTTTCCTCTCCATAGCTACCCCTGGCAATGGATTGAAACTGTAGCGTTACACGGTGCCTCAGGTCGCCTGCCATCATAGTGTGAATATCCTATAGGGATACAATATGCGTTCAGCATTTCCAGTCTTGGTGAATATAGTACCAGCAATCCCACTCTCTCTAAACTCGTAATAGTCAGCTAGCAAGATCCTAATAGCCGCCCTGATGGGCTCGGGCACATTGGTTGCCGCTGCCCCATAGCCGCAGACCCACTTGACCTCGATGGGATTCATAGGCCTGGCCGTGAATGATGGGAAACTCTCACCGTAGCCCAGGACTATGCGGCCCAGAATACTGTCTGTGTCCACATCATACTCGCTGCTGCTCCAGGTGTTCTGGGTATCGTCACTCTCGGTATATTTCACGTGGGTCACGGTTGACACGTTCCCGAAGGGTAGAGTAATTGCATCCCCTGATGGCCACGCATCCAGGTACATTAGCCAAGTCTGGTTAATCAGGGCCCTTCTGGTGTAACTCTCCACCCATTCCCGGGCCATGGTGATCAGGTCCGTGATATACGTGTCCTCTGTGCTGGTGGCTGCCCCCTCTATTACCGATGCGGAGAAGTCACCAGCGTCATTGGCCACCACAGCCCGGACCCTGATGTACTGCTTGGTGCCCGTGTAAGCCTTCTCATACAGGGTGTTATCATTGGCAGTGGTCACCTGGGCAAATGCCGTGCCCCAGTCGGTATACGTGCTATCGTCATCGGACTCCTGGATCACCGCATCCACCGTGCAGGTGGCCGTCACCGTGCCCACGTCAAGGTTAACCAGCACATCGGACCCACTGACATCTATCCCGGTCCCGTCATGCGTACCAGCCGCCCATGCATCAGGCACCAGGGTCTGGCTGGTAGTGATATCCTCGGCAAAGGTGCCACCGTCCAGCCGTATGTGTTCCTTGGCTTCTGCCAGGCTGATGGGCTCAACCGCTGGCGCTGTGTCTAAGGTGACTATCATGGTCAATCACCGCCTAACGTATGAACAGATATATCGTACCAGCGCCACTGCTGGACCCCGCATTGGCCACCGCAAAAGCCAGGGTATCATTAGCCACTGCCCCCATCGATGCTGATAATACAGTCTCGGTAGATGCAGATGACCGGTTAGCACCAGCGCCTGCCAGAACGTCTACGCTGCTCTGGTCTTTCACCGTGATGTCATAGTTAGCTGCAGGGGCACTGGATCCGTCCGGCACCGTTACCAGCATCTGGACCTTGCCATTATACGCATTGGTAGTGGTGGCCGTGGCTACCGCAGACGCTTCCACCCAGGTGGCCTTGATTTTCTTGAATGACCCGTAAGTTTCCTCGACCAAGGTCATGGCCATAGCATCACCTCCTTAATTCCTTATCTGCACTATCTTGACATAATCGATGATGATGGATTCCTCGGCATTGCCGTCACTCTTGGCACCCACCGTAAATTCCATCTCGGCCAAACCTGCCAGGGTAATGTTCCTGGCTGTATAGGCTGTGCCGTCAACATACGGTGTTACCACAGCGACCGTATCGCTGGTGCTTTCTGTCCGGAACCAGATGCCATAGTTGGCCAGATTTGCTGTGGTATGACTACCGCATGTGGTGGCCGTCGATTGGGTGCCGGCGTTGCTGGTTTCAAAGTTCACCACCAGGCTATTTTCAAGCACCCAGAACACTGCGCCATCATAGCTGGCCGCCGGTCCTGCCCCATTATCCTGCAGCATATTGGCGCCGGCCGCATCGGTCATGCCCACGATAAAGTTGCCATCATTGGTGTTACCCTCGACAAACCGCACCCGGGCTTCCATCCACAGGGAATACCCCGCTGTGATTATCCACTGCTCATTGGTGGTAGACAGATAGCTTTCGTCATTATCATCGCCGTCGCAGAATTGCTGATACTGACCACCCCGGGCATCCAGCACACCATCCGTGCCGCCCGCACCATCATCCTCCACAATGGTCCAGACTCCGGACTGTGCCGCCTTGGTGCTGTCTTGTTCCCAGAAATCGTCATAGAATACACTGCCCACACTCGGATCAGTCATGGCCACCATTGGGCAGAATTGCCAGAAAGAACCCCCGGCAGTTGGCCCATGGGTCTCATCCCGAAATGTCATGTTATTACGTGTCCAATATGCTCTGGTCTGCATAGTGCAACCTCCTATGGTTACAATGGATCAGGTTAGTGCATCCAGCACGGCAGCCTTCAGGTCTTTCAGCGTCCTAGCTGAATCAATCCCCTTTATCTGCTCCGCTGTCAGCTTTGCTGGTTTCGATGCTTTGGCCACCGGTGCTGGTAGTTTCGCCAGGGCTGCTGCTATCATCTCCTGCACTGTCAACACGTCTTCTTGATACATGCTTTTGCTCCGCTAAGTGGTGATAGGTGACATAGGCGGGATATAGGGGCATACCGTCATTATACTCCAGGACTGTTTCATCCCCAATATCATACGCTCTATCAAGCCAGGTCATCCTGACATACTCTTTCGCATCGTCGGCTTGCTCAAGCACCGGCACATCAGCAAAGTGATACTGGATTTGCTGCTCAAACTCAATCTGGCCCGGCATGATCTGCCATTGATTGCTCGGTCCTATAGCATGTTCCATCTCGGTACAAGCACGCTTCAGGAACACCGGGATGTTCTTGCCCAGCTTGCGGTCCCTGGACACTGCCCGGCGAACCCTCTTGTAGCATTCCAGGCCTTCATCCAGGGACCGGTTATAGAAATAGCCACCATAGTTGCCAAACACCGCAGGCCGGATCTCAATGCCGCACTTGCTCGGATGGTCCAGCCGTATCTGTAGCTGTTCCAAGGCAAATAGTTGCTTGACTGTCTGGGGCCTGACCACCACTTTGAAGCACGCTTGACACCCGGCCGGCACAAATCGCCTGTCGGGTGGCAATTGCTTCTCCACAATTTCATGGAAAGTGATGTTTTTCCAAACATGGCAATTGACCAAAAACAGATGCTTAACATGCACCCATGGGGTGTTCCATGCTGCCTGATATTCAGCATAGAATTTCCCATCCGTAGTGCGCCTCTTGATCAGCCCTTTTTCCAGCATGGGCGATAATAGCTTTATCAGGCTTCGCCCCGCTATCTCACTATAGTATGACATACCACTTCTCCCGTTGCCCGGTGTTATGACCGGCAGTGGCCCGGGAGTGCCACGCTTCAGGCTGCAGCCCTAGCCGGCCATGGGGAAACTACAATGCCGTGGCGCTTTGGTCACTGGTATACCTCGGTGCCAGAATTGCCACCGCATGGCATATACCGCTCGATGCTGCATTGCTGATGTCCAGTGTCAGCCATTCCTCGGCATTGGCAACGTCCATCTCTGACGCATCAATTTGTAGGACCATCATGGCGCTGGTCACGCTGGCAGCTGTCATGGTGGCCCCTGATGCCGCGGTGGCCGTAGTGGTTGACCCCAGAACATCTGCACTCGATGACGCAATTGTGCCGCTGGAAAAGGCGTAATCGAATGCCATGGTGGATGTTTTGGCCGCCGCAGTTGCCCCGCTGTACACCTTCAGGACTGCGTTGCCAGTCACCGATCCAAACGTCATAATCACTGTCGCCCTGTGCATGTTCCTCATGTTGATTGAATCTAGTACCACGCCAGCGCCATAGTTGGCACTTGCCAGGATGGGTACAATCTTATTCTCTTGTGCTCCTCGGATTCCCGCCATTTGTTCTCACCTCCTAGGTTCTGGCATCCAGCTTGATGAAATGGGACTGGGTGTTGGTTCCATGTGCCGGCGTGATCGCAGAAGCTAGCACAGGTTGGCCATCTACTCTCACAACGAATCTGTAAACTGATTCGTCGTATATGAATCTCACGTGAATACTTACATCCGTGGAAACCCCGCCCTTCTCTGCTAGGATATACCCATTAGCAAAGTCGGCCAGGTAGATGTCACCCGTGGTTCCCAGGGTCTGACACTGCTCGATCGGTAGGACCGGCCGGCCATACAGGGTAGCATACGGGCTGGCCGATGCTCCACCCGCTGGCAGATACACCGGAACACCCCCTGTGCCCACGGCCAGACTCATGGTGTGCAGTTGCGGCTCACAATCCTGGTTGATCAGCCATACCGAAGTCGGCCGGCTTCTGGCCAGCAAGCGTGCCCACATATTGACGATGTTTTCATATACGAGTGTCGTCGCTGCCTGACCCGCTTCTGCACCTACAGACACTATACATCCGGCGTTCAGGATCCCCAGGGGTTGCCCGGCACCGCTGCCGTTTATCATGGCATCGTCCAGCATGAACCCGATCTCATTGGCGAAGCCTTGCCTGATGATGCTTTCCAGGGCACCGGCGTCTGCCAACACTTCATCGGTGGCATAGCACAGACAGATCAGCTTGTTTAGGTCTAGCTGGATCTGCCTGAATTTCGGCTTGCTGGCCGTCTTCTCTCCGGCTTCTGCAGTCCAGTAGGCCACAATACCACCCCACCTGGAACCAGCCGCCCTCGACGTTTCGTCAATCCCGTTGATCTTGATGGAATTGGAACCGCTTGACACCGTGATGCGCCGTGCCCTGCTTGATAGCAGGCCGGTGTCAAATGCATTGCTCAGCAGCTCCTGGCTCATGTCCGTACCTACCAGAAAGCCACCATCACTGGGCACACCTTCACCCAGACCCGTCACCGCTCGAGCTTCCACCAGGCGCCTGTCAACCATGGCCCCGGGCATCTCTGCCCTGGCAACCGCGATCAGCATCTCACCCAGGCTACCGAAACGATTATCCACCTCTCTGGCTTCGGCCCTTCTGGTTTCGGTTTCCTCTGTTGTCTCCTGGGTCACCGGTGCCTGAATCTCGGCCGTCCTGTCACTCAATGCCGCTGCCCGTTCCTCAGTCTTGATGATGTCTTCTATTTCCTCATAGCGATCAATCATCGTTCTGACCTCGGCACGTTCATCAGCTGACGGCTCGGTACCGGCTGCCAGGTGATTGGCCTTGCGCTGATCCATCTTTTTCAGGATCTCTTGCGCTTCGGCCCTTAGTTTCTCAAGGTCCATTTACTCATCCTCCTGTTTCCAGTAGTTCAACACGCTTTCGCTCTGGTTGCCTATTGCATCGGTCACGATGTCTAACACCTGCGTTGCGCCGGTCACGGCGTCTTTAGCTTGCTTCAGGCTTCTAACGGCCACAGTGGTGTCTGGGTATGCGGGGAACGTCACCGGAGATACATCATCGATAGCCAGAAACTCCGTGATAGTGCGTACTGGCATCTTGCTCCGTGGTTCCGTCCATTCATCCCCGCCCTCGGCCACTATGAACCGGAAAGACTGCTCTTGAATATCACCCCGTTCTATGGAAACCATCAGATCCCTGGCATAGCTGGTATCCGGTGGCTCGATCTCCATGAATACCCCGGTATCATCCTCTCGTAGCTTCAGGGTGCCTGCCGACTTCCTGCCCAGGATCAGGTTGTCATCATGGTTGATCAGTGCCCGGGTGTCCGACTTTCGCAGGGCTTTCTTAGCTGCCCCCTTGCGGATTCTCTCGACAAACATCCCGCCAATGGGCTCGGATTCTCGCTCATATACCAGGGCATAGCCGCTGATGATCGGTGGCTTACCAAACGCTTTGGTTACCCTTAGCTCGGTGGTCTTAAATCTGGTTTCCTGTTTCATGTTTCCCCGCTTACATTGCTAAGCTCGGCTGAAATGGCTTTGACAATACCGCATGTTTAGTCATGTTATCATGTGCCCATAATGGCTGCAGATTATCCAGCGCCCAACACCGCTGAAAATCCTGATGAGTTTCCTTGCTATAGTTGAATACCGATACTGGGATGATGTGATCGATATGCCACTCTCCATAGTTATCCCAGCTCATGCCCGGTTGAAACCTCTTTGCCAGATGCCTTTTCAGGTCTTCTCTCGTATATCCTACCAAGTGTTCCCATCGCGTTGGCTTTACCCGACCCCTCTGCTTCAAACTCTGCCTGATAGCCCTGGACATATTGCTTGCCATTCTGTATGTAGGATCTTCCCTCCGCTTTCTATCTAGGACTCTCGCACGCTCACGGTTACGCTTTCTATATTCTCGGTCCTTGGCTTTCAGGTGCTCTTTATGTTCCTGGTAGTATTTCTTCCACTTCGCGGCGTATAGCGATCGGTTCTGACTATAGTATAACCGGCTTGCTTCTCGTTGCTGCGCCCTGGATTTGGGTGTTGCCTTGTATACTTTTGATTGCTCATAAAAACATGCCTTGCACTTACTACGCAGGCCATACTTGCCCCGCTTTTCATAATAGAAATAATCAACGGTTGCCGGATACACCTGACAACATGTCGTGCATTTCTTAACCAGGACTAACATAACAGTCACATGCGGCGTGTAAGGGAGGATTATTTACCAGGGTCCGGATCTTCATGGGCACCTGGCCCTTCAGTATGATATTGCCAGGCTCCTGGAACGTGCCCCCAGATGATACCCGTTTCCCGTTCAGACTGGTGCAATACGGGCATGTAGAAGGCCCCCGGATGCGCCACACGGTCACGAAACCGGCACCCCAAAATACTGTGGCTGCCATGGCATTGGATAGCCGGACCCCCTCATTGGCTGCGATCTTCTCCGGTCGGGTCTGGTGCCATTCATCCACCCGGGTTTCCAGGTCTTCCAGTTCCCCGCCTTCTGCCTGGAGTAGCTTGGCTAGCTGTCCATGGCTGCTGGCAGAATGTCTCACTGCGTAGTCATCGATATAGCCCGCAATCCACTGTTCCAGCTTAGGCGTTAGGCCCACCTCTGCCCCTACTTCCAGAGCTGCCTGTGCCTGGATAGCCTCTGCAAAGGATCGGAATGCCGGCCCGATCGCAGTCTTAATCTCAGCCGGTTGAGCCTGATAGAAGGTGTCCAGCCAGGCTGCCATTTCCACGTTCTGGCGTTGCTTTAACAGTTTGTTCACCTGTCGCTTGACCTGGATAGTCTCTTTGCTCACTATCTGCCGTGCTGCCTGCAGGATCACCGGGGCAAACATGCGTTGTGTCCGGTCCCTGCCGGCCACGGTCCGTTCCTCAGACTCCAGAAAATACTGCTGGTGCTCTATCAAGCGTTGCCGGTCTTCGTCTTCCTCTGGTTCCTCATCCCCAGGCTGTAGCTGGACCGGGATGGGCTCGGGCGGTGCAACAGCCATTTCCACAGTCTGATAGTTCAGGGGCACAAAGTACTGGTCACCGCCATCATAGGGATTCAAATCCTCCAGGGCCCGTATCTCATTGGGTGATATGGCGCCGATGCCAAACAGCTTCATGTAGAAGTCTGCCCGGCTAACACTATCGCCCCTTAGCAGACCCTCAACACTATGCTTGGTGTATAGCCCCGCTGCCCTGTCTGCCGGCGTCAGGAGCTGATAATCATAGTTCTGCTCGATACGTTCCAACCACGGCCTGATACTGTCCACCACATGGTCGATCGCCGCGTGTTCGATGTTACTGAACGTGGCCCTGGACAGATCCTTGAGCTTGTATGGATTCAGGTTGAACCACCGGGCTATTTCGACCACGTTAAATTCCCGGGTCTGCAGGAATTGGGCATCCTCTGGGGGTACGGAGATCGGCTTCATCACCATCCCTTCCTCAAGGATCAGCAACCGGTGTG